GTCCCAGCTTCCAAAGCCTTAAGCGATCGCCATCTTAACCTTCTGGTTTTGATGCTTTCGCCGGGCGTTGGGAGACCTGAGCCCCCAAACCTAATTGGGAGCCCGTTGTGCATTCCGAGCTTCGTCGCGTAGGCGTACAGCCAGTTAAATCTCCCTCCTAGGAGTTTGATTAACTGACTGTGGCCTGCGGGATGATCTGCCCAAATGGAGTCGAAGGTATAAAGCAGTTTGAGGCCCCTCGATATCGAGACGTTCGAGCCGTGTCCACGGAGCTGTACGGGCCCCTCCGGACGGACGAAGCCCCTCAGAGGAATCGCCTTATGGCGAACCCCTGAGGAGATAAGTCCACCCTTAGAGGAGAACTCGTATAGTCTTTCGAGGAACACGCATCGAAGCTTCGATGGAGAGAAGTTCTCAAAGTGTTTTCCCTTTGATGCACTGCCGCCGCACCTAAGTACTAGTTGCTTGTATCTAGATGCAACTCCCTTCCACACACATGCCAGCGCATCGTCGCCACAGGTCTTGTACCTGTTTAGACGAAACGCCAGTTTGAGTGAGACCCGACGATGTCGGGCCTCCTGAGTAATACTCTCGTTCCACCACCAAAGGTGGAGGATCGAAAGCAGAGCCCAGGTGGTCGGGAGCCCCATCAAGATACCACGGCTAGTACGAACGGTTCGACCGTCAGGGTACTTGATCTCTTGAGGTCCAATAAGGATCCTCAGGGAATCAAGCTCCATTTGTGTGAATCGCCCCGACTCTTCAAAGCCATCAACCATGGAAGAGAGAAGGTTATGAGGTATCAGGTCAGTCGCTCGTTTGAGGTCTGTTGACACGACACAGTCGGCAACAGCCCCCACGAACGACGACAGGATATCCTTATCGCTTATCCCAACCAAGGTTGAGGCGGACGAAGGGTCTCGGCGGAGCCCTTTCAGCAGACGTTTGCGCACGACGTGACCCAGGAAGTGTAAACCTGCTGGTGACTTTGTCAACACGCGAACCTTTAACCCACGTTCCGCAAGGCCAATGACCTCAGACGCTGGCAAACCAGCGCGCTGAAGGTCGCGGCCATGCAGGACTAAGTTGAGGTCGCGTGCGATAGAGCCAACATCCTGAGGAGGGAGGACCTTATAGAGATCCGCCGTCAGCGGCTCGACTTCATCATGCATCCCCAGGCTGGCTGCAAACCCGCGGAGACCCCCTTGTTTCACCGTGCTCTCAGAGCACGAGGAACGCGTGGGGACTCCCGAATTTGCCAACCGGTCTGAGGGATCCAGGTGGCGTCGGGACCAACGACAGGCGAATCTCTTAAGAGACTCCCTTTCACGGATGCCAGTTTGGAATACGCTCGTCAGGTCTTCAAGATGTTGTGAGATATTGGCCTCTTTGGTCGCATCGTTACCCAAGGGTAAGGCGCGGCCCACAAAGGAAGCCTGAGCAAGCACGTCACTTCCGCCATGGAGGATCCATTTGGCTCTACAGCCACCTGAAACCTCCTTGACGTATTTGAGTGCTTCCTCAATTCCTGTGTGTGAGACCAACTTCTCATACTTCTTGGAGACCCGATCAGAGAATCTACCGGATCCCGGCTTATGCCCCAGAACCGAAGACAAGACTCCGAGTGCTTCTCTCCCGAATGCGGCCCGGTCAACCTTTGTCCTGCGTGTCCTCCTAGCCCGCGCTTTCACGCGCCTAGGAGGAGGCACAGACTGGTTAACCGGGTCACTGACCTCAATTCGAGCGTCGGTGTTTACCGCAGAGAGGGGAGGAAACTCCTCGTCTTGCAACAGTTCGTGGACATGGGTGGGCAAGCCCGTGGTACATTGAGTATGACTGGTTACAAACCCATCATCGTTCTGAGCCGAGAGCGCAGGCTGCGGCACACTTTTAGTGGCGCGGCACGTTCTCGAGACTCGAACAGATGCGGTTTATAGCAGACACAGCTCTCTGTGCCCAACCCCAACCTTGCAAGGGTCAGGGTTGCTTCGGTGGGACACACCTTGCGGTGTGCACATCATGGTGGCTAGTCCACGATGAACCTCTC